AAGAGGATAAGCGAGAGACCATCAGGCCCCTCTACGAAGAGGAATGGTCCAGTAGATAGGAGTACCTACTGCACTAATTAAATAGAAATGGCGAAGAAGAATAACTCTAATCGATCCCGTAGGAATAATCCTACTGGGGTCACCTTCCGTCCCACGGTTAACCCGGGGACCGGTGTACGGTCCATTATGAGGGGAGGCGAACGACGGATTACCAGTCTTACGAATGGTATCCGTGTTCGTTACATCGACCCAATGCAAACTATCACCTCAGCTCAGAATAACATTACTAAAGGTTATTCTGGCATTGGAGCTAATTTCGCAAATATGCCCTGGTTGGCCGCAATTGCCCGGAATTATTCGAAGTATCGAATCAATTCTGTTCGGGTAATGCTCCAATCATCTTGTCCGACTACCCAAAGAGGGTATTCGGTTATAGGCTGGACACCCGAATTCAATGACGCTGTGACATGGTCAGGCGACAACAATACGGGAACCATCTATAACTTTGCCAAGTGGGCAACTGGTCCTTGTTGGGGTGGATCGAATATGCATGGTGTGACATCCTTGGATTTCACTGTGCCATATTCTGAGCTCCATCCCGTTCTCCCCTGGTATTATGTTGGTGGGAATACAGGAACCAATTTTAATATTGGAGGCTGTATCGTCCACCAATGCGAACCCAATGGTGAGGCAGACAGTACCGTAGTTGGAAGAATCTTCCTTGAATACGATATTGAATTCGCTCAACCCATTGCACCTACTTCCCATAGTCCATCCCTTACGGATGTATGGGCCGGTCCTCCTCTTGATCATGAAGCCGTCTTTAATACCAGATGATCAAGTATGGGATGATATGTTTATGTACATTAGGTTACATTTAAACACCCATTACAAAATCGATGGGGTTTTTGACCGACAAGCGAAATTGGCACATTGTAATAAATTGGCACTTCGCTTTTTAACTGATATGAAAATCAATATCATGGATGTACTTAAACCGCAACAGATTAACAGTATTAAATTGACTGTTGCTAGGGCTTGTGATCAGAGAGACGATCAGACTTTATTCAAAGAAGTTGATCCGCGTCAAAATTTTTGGCCAGCCCCGGTATTGCCAAAATTTATGACCTTTCGAAATCTAGTGATCGCAGGATGTATCATCTCACCTGCGATTGTCTCAAAACTGGTCACTGCGTCTATGAAGACGCAACTTTTCGTGTGGTATCGACTAGCGTCGGTGAACGCGGAAGTTTTGGCGTATGGAAGTGTGCAAGCATTAAAGTACAGCACGAAACTTTTCGCAGACGTTGTGCGTGCGTTTCTACAAAATATTTGGAGTGGCCTTGTAATGCCATCAGTGAACGCAACCCAACCATTGTTATGTCAAACTGTCAACACAATGTCTACGAGTCCTTACATAAACGTTATCTTAAGGAAACTCCCACACCTCAACCCTCGTCCCTTGATATGGTTCTTGTCAAGCGGATTGTCAGGAATTTGTCGGGTAGAATTGCCAAGAATATCGAGCAGTTCGATCCGGTTAACTTCCTGTTAAATAAGAAAGGGAGGCTGAGAAGAAGATATCTCTCAGCCTATAAGGACCTTCTCAGAGATGGGGTCGATATGAACCGAATATCTGACATCTCTGCCTTCGTCAAATTAGAGCGTTATTTTGAAGAAGGAAAGTCCCCTAGGATGATTATGGGGCGAAATCCTGCGTTTAATATTTTGTATGCGCAGGTGATCGAACCAATTGAGAAAGCATTCTTCAAATTAGAACAAGTCGCGAATGCCTGTGACTATGTTGAATGCGGTAGAAAATTCTCAAAATTGGTCGGCCAATGGTTTATGGAGAATGATATGACAAAATTTGAAGGTTCTCAGAGATTATTTGTATTATATTTGGAATATATGGTATATTGTTTAATATTTCCAACAAAAGTCAATCTCATAACAATCTTATTTGCATATAAAATTCAGAAAAAGGGGCATACTACCACTGGCGTGAACTTCAAATTCTATGAATGTCGAGGTTCAGGGGATATGGACACATCTTTAGGAAACGGTATTTTAAATTATATCGCCACGCAATATTTCCTAATTCATAATTATTGTCCTTTTTGTACTTTTGAAAATTGTACAAAACCCCAATGTAAAACATTCTCTTTTGTGGTCAAAGGGGATGATTCGTACGCATCAATACCAAGAACAACAAAATATGAAAACACCTACGAGTATTTTGGGTTCGACGCAAAAGTTAACATCAGAAAACATCCTGAAGATGTCGAATTTTGTTCTGGTCATTTCTTGGAAACTAGACCTGGTGAATATGTGTATGTACAAAAACTCAAGAAAGTTATCGAATCTTTAACAACTTGTTTAAACCAAGATGCAATCAGAAATGGTTGGGTCAAACACTACTATGCTTCTATAGGGAAGATGTACAAAGTTTTATATTCAGGAATTCCAGTGTATGAAGATATTGCTGATTTCTTAATTAAAATAGGTGGAAATTTGGGTTTAAAAATCGATTTGGTACAGAGTTATAACTTAATCCAATCGTTTAGTGCAGAACACAAACCTTTGGGTGGACCACTTGACAAATCACTAACTTTTGTTTCGATGTCTATGATCAACGGGATGTCAATACCTGAGTTAGAAACCATCAAAAATTGGTTTAGGAAATCCACAATCTCATTCCCAGACTATTATTCTAAACGTTGTAATATCAAAGAACGTAAAGATATTGATGTACCTGTTGTTGATTTTGAACTGCTAAATGCTCAAGTGACAGATAACAATATGCCAAAGAAAGTAAGAACTTATTGGCGTCGCTTATGCAGTTATTATAATAGGTTTTAGATTGATTTGTTCTTTAATGGTGCGGAAAATCCATTATCGTATTTCTAGCCTCCTCTCGTTGAGAGGTACCGGG